AACAAACTATGCTTAAACTTGCTGGCGAAATGTCACAAGCTCGCAACGAAAGCCAAGTGAACGAATTAACTCAAAAAGCGTTAAATCAAATTCAAAAGCTCCTTGTCAGCAAAACAGAAATCAAACCTGTGGCAATGGGTGAGTTAATGGATTCTTACATTGATGTACTAGAAAAACGCTCACAAAGCGATTTTAAGGAGCGTTTACTTTACACAGGCATTGAGGCAGTGGATAACATTCTAGGCGGCATCAATTCTACTGACATCGTAGTGGTTGCAGGTCGTCCTGGTACAGGTAAAACAGAATTCAGCCTAACACTTACACGAAACATCGCCAAGAACAACGGTTCAGTATTATTTTTCAGCCTTGAAATGGGAAATTTCCAATTAATTGACCGCTTACTAAGTGCGACTGGTGGCGTAGGCGTTAAAAAACTCCGCAATCCGCAAGAATTAGACGATTTAGATTACAACCGATTAACTAATGCAATCACCGATATTCGTGAGCAGAAAGTCTATTTCGTTGACCGTGGCGGTTTATCAGCGTACGAAATCTGTGCGATTACAGAAAGACACTTGAGCGAAGTAGGCAGTCTATCCGCAATCGTGATTGATTATTTAGGTTTAATGGATCACAAACAAGCAAATAACATCAACTTAACCCAAGCCATCGCAAACTCAATGAGCAAGCTCAAAACGTTTAGCAAGAATTTCAACATCCCGATTATTTTACTTTGTCAGCTTAATCGTGAAGTGGATAGTCGAGCAGTTAAACGTCCAGCCAACTCCGATTTAAGAGATTCAGGCTCAATCGAACAAGATGCAAGTCAAATTATTATGCTTTACCGTGATGGTGCTTATAAAGCCAATACAGATAATCCGTATTCAGAAGCCATCATCACTAAAAACCGTTTTGGCGAATTAGGCACTGCCTATATGAGATTTGATAAGGGGCATTTTGTCGATTGCGACCAAGCAAAAGCCTATCAAGATTTAAACGAAAAACCGCAACAAGCACCGAAAAGCTATGCGAAAACCTACGGAAAAGGAGCTATCCAATGACAGAACAAAAATTTGATAAAGACACTTGGCGCACACCTAAATATGTATTTAATTGGCTAGATGCCAGATTTAACTTTTTCGTAGATGGGTGCGCCAACGAGAACAACGCATTAACACCAGATTACATTGGCGAGAAGGGTATTCATCATGATTTTTTAAACGTTAGTGCTAAGTTTTTAATGGATACCGTTTGTTGTAACTCGGTTTATGTAAATCCGCCTTATTCAGATGTGACTCCATTTATCATTAAAGCGAAAGAGTTAAGAGATGCTGGATGCCTTGTAGTCATGTTGCTCAATAACGATAAATCAACACAGTGGTATCAAAAGCATATTCACAACGTGGCAAATGAGGTGATTGATATTACAGGTGGCCGAATTGCATTTCTTCACCCGATAACCGGTAAGGAAATCAAAGGAAACTCAAAAGGGCAAATGGTCGTAGTGTTTGATCCGACAATGGAAGATTTTGTAATGCGGTCAATTAGCCTTGATTTTGTTAAAAAAGCAGGTGGTTACGATGGAGCATAATTATCCTCGAATGTATTTAGTCAATGAGGCAGTAAGAAATCGAGTTATCGAAACCATCTGCCAATTACCGATTAACGAATCAGATCCGCTAGTTGTTGAGATAAAAGTTAAAACCCGATCAATGGAGCAAAACGATAAATTTCACGCAATGCTAGGTGATATCTCAAAACAGGCGACATGGCAAGGCGATAAGTACGACATTTACGGATGGAAAAATCTAATAGTTAGCGGCCATACAATCGCAACAAAGCAGCCATACAAGCTAGTTACTGGTATTGAGGGGGAGCTGGTAAATGTTAGAGAAAGAACCTCAAAAATGGGTGTTAAGAGAATGGCAAGTCTTATCGAATATACAACCGCATGGGGCGTTGAGAACGGTGTTAAGTTTAACGATGCGTGGAGATTTTAAGTGAGAGAAGAAATAGCCTTAGCAGTAGTTCTCTTTGTTGTTGCGTTTGTGATTATTTGTTTTATTGAGGGTGCAGACGATGAATGAAAAAGAATTAAAGATTTTAATTATAGCTTATGCCTGTGTTGTTATAGGGACAATCTTAATCACTGGTAAATGGTGGTAGATATGAGCAAGCCTAAGGAACACAAATGCAAAGTCTGCGGTTGTTACTTTGTAAAAACAATAAGCTCAATGCAAAAGGTATGCTCACCTAAATGTGCGATTATTCTCTCGAAAGAGCAGGCAAGAAAGAAAAAAGAGAAAGAGGAAAGAACAGAAAAAAGAGAGCGCAAAGCCAAATTAAAAGGCCGCTCTGAATGGTTGAAAGATGCTCAATCGGTATTTAATAAATTTATTCGTTTACGTGATAAAAATGAGCCTTGTATAAGCTGTGGCAAGCATCACAAAGGGCAATATCACGCAGGGCATTACAGAAGTGTTGGTGCCTGCCCTGAATTGCGATTTTGTGAATTGAACGTACATAAACAGTGCGCCCCTTGTAATGACCATAAAAGCGGAAACATTATCGAATATCGAATCAATCTTGTTAAAAAAATTGGTGCAGATAAAGTTGAATGGTTAGAACGACAGGACCACGAACCGAAAAAATACACAATCGAAGATTGCAAAGAAATCATTAAATATTACAAGGCTAAAATTAAGGAACTAGAGAATGAATAAATTCAGCGAACTACCAGAGCTAGATTATGACCAAGTGCAATTCGTTGACAACAGAATGTATTCTTGGGGTAGCTGGATTAACAGCGGAAGATTGGATAAACCAGAGCTAAACATTCTCTATAAACTTATGAAAAGCGTAGTGCCTAGAGATGAGTCAAGCAGTGCAATTTGCGATGATGAGTTAGGAATGATGATTAGTGAACAGGTTGAAATGTTCTTCAAGAAATACGATGAGCGGATGCACTTCATCCTTTTTTCGTATTACGTTCACAAATCAACATCAAACAAGATTGCAGTGAAGTTAAGGGAGCGTGAAGAACCTCAATATATGCAGCCTTGCAACGGTAAACGAGATATTAGAATTCCTTGCTTAAAAACTTGTAAGCGTAGAGTAGAAAAAGATTTAGCCTTAATGAAAGCGATTATCTACGACATTCTAATCAAGATTGAAGTTAAACTAGCAATAGAGAGCGAGAAAAGAAAAAATATTAAAAAAATTCGATTTATATATTGACATACTTGTCAACTTGTCCCATCATACTAATATATGGTGGTCGTAGTGTAAGTATCGAGCACCGAAATAAATTCAACAACACCCTGATCGGAAACGGTCGGGGTTTTTTATTGGACGATTAACTCAGTTGGTAGAGTGGCAGCCTGTTAAGTTGTGTGTCACTGGTTCGAATCCAGTATCGTCCGCCAATCCTCAAGCTCACGCAATAAACGTGGGCTTTTTTATTGCACAAAAACAGTTCCTCACCTTGTTAGACTTTATTGCGCGAGAAATCGCACGGGGTGAGGCCATTTATCACAAGCTCACATTAATGCGTGGGCTTTCATTGCCCCGCAACAAATGGCGAGGTGGAGTATGAGAAAAATGCTAAAAGACGCAGGAAATCAAAGCGTGTTCTGGTCTGGCTTTGGTGCATTTTGGGCTATGTACACGCTGCAAGAGTGGCTAGCTATCTTTGGGCTTTTGATTGGTTTAATCAGTGGTTTAGTCAATATGTACGCAAAGTTTGAAGAGAGCAAGGTTAGACAAAACGAAGAGCGTAGAGCGGATGAGCTTCACAAGTTGAAGATGGAACAATTAAAGCGAGGATTAAGAGATGGTACTGTCGAAGACTAGAGGTGCGTTAGGTGCTTGCTCGGTTCTTGCTGTTGTTGGGATTATGTACGCTAACTTTAGTAGCGAGATACGGTTAAGTAGAGCTGGAGCGGAAATAATCGGTAATGCAGAGGGTTGCATGGCAACTCCATATAAATGTCCTGCTGATGTATTAACTGTTGGTATTGGCTCAACAGAATACTCTGGGCAAAAGATTGAGCCTAAGAAGAAATACACAAACGAAGAAATTGCCTATCGTTGGAAAAACGACATTAAGCTTGCTGAATCGTGTGTAGATAAGTATGCCAATGGCAGAGCATTACCCCAATCAGTGTTTGATGCTATGGTGTCTGTTACGTTTAACAATGGATGCGGCAATCTCAAAAACTCGACAATGTTCCGCTTGATGCGAAGTGGTAAGTATGCGGACGGATGTAATCAGCTTTCCCGTTGGGTTTATGCTGACGGGCGAAAGTTACAAGGCTTAATTAAACGCAGAGAAAAGGAAAGAGCGTTATGTTTAGCAGGTTTAAAATCTACTCAATCGTAATCATCGCATTAACCATTTTGGGCTTGTGCGGTTGGATTTGGCACCAATCAAAGAATATAGATGAACTAAGAGCCGAAAACCAAGTGCAAGCCCAAACTATTAAAAACCAAGAGCAAGTCAATCAATCGCTAAAAGATACGATTGATATAGAGCGCAAAGCTGTGGAGCAGCAAAGGGTGATTCACGATGAAATCAAACAAGCAAGCCAAGACAAAATTCAAGCAGTTAGAAAGATTATTAAGACACAACCTTGTTATAGCACTCGTATTAACGATGACGCTATTGAGCGGTTGCACTAATAAGGTTACTACAAAGACGGAATACATTTATCCGCCTCAAGCTTTCTTAGTGCCCTGTGTGAAAACACCATTCACCGGTAACACATACGGTGAGGCGGTAGAGCATCTAATCACTGTAATAGCAGAGAGAGATATGTGCGCTAGTCAAATCACAAACATCAACAAGTGGATTGAAAGCACAAAGAACGGTAAATAATCTAAGGTTGATTTATTCTTTTGTGGTAGTAATATTTCATAAGTTAAAAAGATTAAAATGATTTACTCTCTCAAATATCTGTTTATTTGTGTATTGATAAAGGCATTCGATTTAATGCAGAAAATAGAACGCTCCTTGTTGATGATATTAAGCAGGGAGTTAAAGAGATAACCTTTACATAGCGAATAATCTTAATGAAAAATAAAGACTGCCAAATAAAGTGCGGTCTTTTTTTATTTTAAATAATTGATTTTAAAAATTAAAAGGTACTCCCGAGGGGACACCCCTTTCCACGGGGTTTCGGGCGCGCGGTTTTCGACAGTTTTTTGACATCTTAGGCATCATCATCTTTTTAAGGTTTTTGGATTTTTGGTAGGTTTGGCATGGAGAATTTATTTGATTTAAAACTCAATATAAATCAGATCGCCGAACTGGTCGGAATGCACCGACAAACCGTATCACAACGGGTTGCAGGACTGACTCCGGCTATTGGCAGTAATTCAAAATTAAAGCTTTATGCGCTATCTGATTTAATCAAAATCGGACTTGCTGAAAAAATGACGGGTGATGCTGATAGTTTGTCGCCCGTTGAGAGACGAGCATTTTGGCAAGCGGAAAACGAAAAGCTCAAATATGAGCGCGACACTGGCGAATTAGTTCCGGCATTTGAAGTCGCTCAAGAGATGAGTTTTTTGGCTAAGGCTGTAGTGCAATCGCTTGATACTTTGCCAGATATTTTAGAGCGTGATTGTGGATTAACTCCGTCACAATTAACCCGTGTAATACAGGTAACTGATGATGTTAAATCGCAAATGTCATCACACATACAGACTGGTGATGACAAGTCAGAGGATCAATAATGTTTGCATCAGCTAAAGATATTAGACGAGATATTGCAAATCTACTCAAGCCGCCTCGCCGAATGAAAGTATCTGAGGCTGTCGCAGAGTATATGCGCGTGCCTGTTGGTGGCGGAAACTCTGTCAAATGGGATGAAAACACAGCGCCTTACATTATTGAGCCGATGAATTGTCTTAACTCACGGGAATATGATGCAGTTATTTTTGTTGGGCCTGCTCGAACAGGTAAAACAGTCGGATTGATTGATGGCTGGATTACTTACTCAATCATATGTGATCCGTCTGATTTTCTTTTGGTGCAACTTACCCAGGAAAAAGCCAGCGAACATAGCCGTAAACGTTTAGACCGCACTTTTAGATGCTCGCCTGAGATTGCAAAAAGATTAAGCCCGCGTAAAAACGATAACAATGTCCACGATAAATATTTTAGGGCAGGTAATCTATTAAAGATTGGCTGGCCGTCAATTAATGTGTTGTCATCATCTGATTACAAATACGTTGCATTAACTGATTATGATAGATGGCCAGATGATGTAGACGGTGAGGGCGACGGGTTTAGTTTAGCGTCCAAGCGAACGACTACATTTATGAGTGCAGGGATGACGCTTGTAGAGAGCTCGCCAGGTAAAGATATTGTCGATCTAAAACATCATCCAAAATCAACGCATGAGGCACCGCCAACGACTGGGATTTTGTCTCTATATAACCGTGGCGACAGACGTAGATTTTATTGGCAATGCCCTAGTTGCTCAGAATGGTTTGAACCGTCAATGGTTAACATGGTCGGGTATCGTGATGATATCGATTATGTCAAAGCATCTGAAAAAGCTCGACTACAATGCCCACACTGTCAAACTCTAATTGAGCCTGATAAAAAACGCGTATTAAACATTGGTGGTAAATGGCTTAAAGAGGGGCAAACGATAGATAAAAATGGCGTGATACATGGTGAGGGAAGAAACTCTCGTATTGCATCATTTTGGCTAGAAGGCCCTGCTGCAGCTTACCAAACATGGGCGCAATTAACCTATAAATTACTCACCGCTGAACATGAATTTGAGATGACTGGCAGTGAGGAGACGCTAAAAGCGGTAACAAATACTGACTGGGGGTTGCCTTATTTACCGCGCTCCGCACTTGAGCAACGCCGAAGTGATGAGCTAATGGAGCGGCGCGAAGAGACCGAAAAAAGAACGGTGCCTTATGGGTGCCGTTTTTTATTGGCTGCGGTTGACGTACAGGGTGGGCGGAATCGCCGTTTTGTCGTCCAAATTGTTGGCTATGGCGAAAACAGCGAACGGTGGCTCATTGATAGATACAACATTAAATCATCAATGCGGAGCAATTCCGATGGAGAAAGTTTCCCGATTGATCCGTCCGCCTACCCTGAGGACTGGGATTTGCTTATTAGCGATGTACTCAATAAGCAATATCGCATTGAGGGGCTAGATGGTGGATTTATGCCAATCCTTGCAATGGCTGTGGATAGCGGTGGTGAAGATGGTGTAACAGATAACGCTTATAAGTTTTGGCGTAGATGTAAGCGCGATGGATTATCTAAACGCGTCTATCTCGTTAAAGGTGATAGTACTAAGCGTCAAAAACTTATTACGCGCACTTACCCTGATAACACCTCTCGCTCAGATCGACACGCTAAAGCGCGCGGTGATGTGCCGCTGTATTTACTCCAAACAGATCAACTCAAAGATCGCATTAGTAACGCATTAAGTCGTGAGACTGTCGGCGCTAACTATATCCATTTTCCATCGTGGATTGGCGAATGGTTTTTTGATGAGCTGACCTATGAGGAGCGCGGACAAGACGGTAAGTGGCGCAAACCTGGCAAAGGTAACAATGAGGCATTTGACCTATTTTGCTATACCCATGCGATCGCTATTTTGCGTGGTTATGAGCGTATTAAATGGGGCGATGAGGACAATGTCCCATACTGGGCAAAACTACCTGGATTAAATCCTGATGTAATCCGAAAAGAAACAACTGCACCGGAAGAAGAAACAGAAAGTGCGGTAGAAATTGAACAAGTTAAACCGCAACCGAAAGTCAAAACAAAAAGTAATTGGCTAAACGGTGGTGGCAAAAAAAGCGGTTGGCTTTAACTCCTAGACAACCTTAAATCGGTAGATGCCGAGCCTATGAAAAGGTGGATATGTTGCGGTAATAACTCAAGCCCTGACTAGAGATAGTCGGGGCTTTTTATTATCTAAATTTGGAGGCAGAAAATGCAATTAGCAAATCCCGAAAATTTTAAACAGTTTGTACAAAATAAAGGATCTAAAACTATTACCACATCAGAAACTGTAGCAAAAGTTTTTGGCAAGTATCATTACCATGTTATACGTGATATCCGTGAAATTTTAGAATCTGGTGATGACGAATTTAACCGAACCAATTTTGGTTTGGTTGAATATATCGACAAAAAAGGCGAAAAGCGCCCAATGTTTGAGATGACAAAAGACGGATTTATGTTGTTGGTTATGGGATATAAAACCAAAAAAGCAATGGCAATTAAGATCGCTTACATCAAAGCATTTAATTTTATGCAAGATCAATTGCTATCTGGCAACATGACATTGCTTGAGCAATATTACCAAGCCTTAGGTGAGCATAAAGCCGAAAAACAATTAGCAAGCGTTTGTGGTAAAGCATTGAATGAATGGAAAGGTAAAAAGCCGTTGCTTGAAGCAACACTAAAAATCTTTGAAGACAAATTGCAAATTGAGTTACCACTACTTAACTAACCGCACCGTAAAAAGTGCGGTTTTTTATTGGGGCAAAAATGGCTATCTACGACAGAGACGAACTCGAAGAAAAAATCCGAACGCTTGATGAAAAGATCGAAAACGCCCAAAGCCAAGTTAGCTTTAATGGGCGTTCGGTATCTTATCAAGTGTCCGAATGGACTAAACAACGTGACCGCTATCAACAAATGCTTAATGAGCTATTAGCGGAAACAAGACAGCACGTTAAACGCCACAGAATCAAATATGCGAGATTTTAAACGATGGGAATATTAGATAAAACGATTGCCGCAATCTCGCCTAAATGGGGCGCACAGCGAGCAAAAAGTCGTTATGTGATGAATGCGTATGAGGCGGCTATGCCAAGTCGTACACATAAAGCGAAACGCGAAAGCCAAGGTGCGAACATATCAACAAAACAAAGTGCGGTAAGTTTGCGAGAGCAGGCAAGGGCGTTAGACCAAAATCACGACATTGTGATCGGCATCTTGGACAAAATGGAAGAGCGTGTTATCGGCTCAAGAGGTATCCACATTGAGCCGCAACCTCTTAACTTAACTGGTGATGTTGACGAGGAGTTGGCAGAGCAAATCCGCAAAAAATGGGCGGAATGGTCGGTGCGACCGGAAGTTACCGGACAATTTACTCGTCCCGAACTAGAGCGGATGTTGTTGCGAACATGGCTCCGTGATGGAGAGGTATTTATCCAACTCGTGCGTGGCGTAGTGGTCGGGTTAAATCATAGCACTGGCATTGCATTTAGTCTTGAGGCATTAGAGCCTGATTTTGTGCCAATGTGGCAATCGGATACCGCAAATGTAATCCAAGGTATAGAGATTAATGCTTGGCGTCGTCCTGTGTCTTACCGTGTTTACATGGACAACCCGCAGGAAAATAACCGCACCTACGGGCGAGTTAAATCAGTGCCGGCAGAAAATATGCTGCACCTTGCGTTTAAAAAACGCTTACACCAGTTACGTGGCGTATCTATGTTGCACGGTGTAATTGTTAGACTCGCCGACTTAAAAGACTACGAGGAGAGCGAGCGTGTAGCCGCACGAATTGCCGCCGC